GTTTATTAGTGACGAAGACAAGAATGAGTAACAACCCAATCCGAGATGCGCAGGCGATACTAGGAGAGCACTGCAGAAACTACGTTATCATTGCTTCTGTGGATGAAGATCCTATGGTCTACGACCTTAGATTCAACGATCCCTATGCAGCGCAATCTCTTCTGAAGAATGCGACTCGCTACCACGATATCTACGTCTCGGGCGGTGCCACCCCCATGAACGAGGATGATGAGTGGGAGTGGGAAGATGAGGAAGAGGACGATGGGGATGGTGACGTAATATCTGAAACAGAATGAGTGTTAGAATCCCTGCACAGGGGTGGGAGCCGAGACCGTATCAGCTCAGCCTACTGAAGTACATGTCTCAGAAGAAGCGGTCGCTGCGTGCCGTCGTGGCATGGCACCGTCGCGCTGGTAAGGATTTGACATGTGTCAACATTACCGCGATCAAAGCTTTGCAGCGTGTAGGGACATACTGGTATGTTCTACCGTACGCTAACCAAGCCAGACGTATTGTCTGGAATGGTATGACAGGTGAGGGTAAGAAGTTCATTGACTACTTCCCCAGAGAGATAGTTGAAAAGAAGAGTGAGCAGGAGATGCGCATTCACCTTAAGAACGGTAGCGTTATTCAACTAATGGGATCTGACGACCCAGATAAGATGGTTGGAGCGAACCCCGTCGGCGTGGTGTTCTCGGAGTACAGCATCTCCGACCCCAGCGCGTGGCAGTTGATTAATCCCATCCTAGCGGAGAACGGCGGGTGGGCTCTGTTTAACGGAACGCCCCGTGGAGAGAATCATTTCTACAAGCTACTACTACGAGCCCAGTCGGAGGGCAGCTGGTTTAGCAGTCACCTGTCGGTCAAGGACACCAAGGCGATAGCAGCCGAGGAGATTCGCAAGGCTCGCAGCGAACTAAACAACGAGGCAAGATTTCAGTCCGAGTACATGTGCTCGTTCAAAACGCCAGTCGAGGGAGCCTACTACGGCAGCCAGATCAACAAGGCGTACAAGGACAAGCGCGTTGTGGAAACGATTGCGGTAGATCCACTACTCCCAGTACACACAGCATGGGACTTGGGCATGGATGACGCTACAACCATTTGGTTTTTTCAGCTGTTCAAGAGTGAGATTCGCATAGTAAACTACTACGAGAACAGCGGAGAGGGTCTGCCCCACTATGCGAGGCACTTAAATGTGTGGGCAAACCAGAAGGATGTGACTTACGGTAAGCACTACGCTCCGCACGACATTAAGGTGCGAGAGCTGGGGACTGGTAAGTCACGTCTTGAGACAGCCAGAGGGCTGGGACTCAAGTTTACGACAGTCAAGAAGCTGTCGATTATAGATGGTATCGAAGCTGTACGTAACCTTTTGAACCGATGCTGGTTCTCTAAAGGAACCTGCTACGCAGGGATCGAGGCGCTAAAGGGATACCATAAAGAGTTTGACAGCTCACGTGGTGTATTTCGCAAGACACCCGTTCACGATAAGAACTCTCACGGAGCTGACGCTTTCCGTACATTAGCGGTTGGGCTTAAGCAGCCTAGCTTTGGCAAACGCAAGACTACAAATGAGTACCAAGTCAAAAACCTCAGTTGGTGAGTATCACAGGTTATCAATGTATCAAGAAGCCTGCGTCCTGTACAACACACAGGGTCAGGATTTTGGAGCACTGTTTCATGAGGTAGTAGATTCGCCTAACGGCGAGCATAAATATTTTTTCGGGGGTCCCGATTATCTTTTACTTGGTATGGTCAGGAAAGATGAGGTGGGGATGTACTGGCACGTGTGTTACGCAGCTCACAGGAATCCAAGGTACACTGTAGCTAAGTTCATAGAACTTGCTCCTTTTCCGCTTGACAGGATAGAATTTTGCAGATATCACAAGATGAATACTGACTCTCCATTTAAATTTTATAAATGGGAAACTTTTAAACGTATATCTAAATATGGGCAGCAAACCTGACAAACCACCACCCCCTCCTCCCCCACCAGCACCGCCTCCCCCGCCCGCACCCGCGGCGCGTCAGCCGATTGCAAAACCAAAAACCCCAACTCGTAAAATAACGACTGGTACGTTGTTTGGTATGGGTAGTGTATTACCTCGTCGTAACAAACAACAGAGTAGTAAGACACAAGGTCGGTCACCTCTAGGTGGCGGTGGCAGCTTGTATGGTTAAAGTATTACGTCAGCGTTACGAAGAACTAAAGCTGTTAAGGTCTCACCTTGATGGCATGTTCCTTGACGCGCAAAAGTATGTCCGTCCAAACTCTAACAAGTTTGATCACGGGCATACCCCCTTTCAAGATGACGGCTCTCGTGAAATCTATGATGACACCGCAGTGTGGTGTAATCAGATGTTTGCGAACGGACTCAGCTCTAATCTGATACCTAAGTCAGATCGCTGGTTCTACTTAAAACTAGCAAATAAGCCAAGTGGTCAACTCAATGGAGAAGAGTTGGGCTATCTTCAGCTAGTCGCTGACCGTATCCTCCACGAGTTTAGCCTACCCAAGTCTCAATTCTACAGCTCAAGTCACGAGTGCTTTCTTGACGTTGGAGCTTACGGCACCTCCCCAGTTCAGATCACTGAAGTTGATGGGGTTGTTAACTTCCGTACGCGTCCGCTTGCCGATGTGTTCTTTGATACAGACCAGTTCGGTAACGTAGATACAGTACACTACCGCTGCTATAAGACAGCGCGTCAGCTACTACAAGCTTTTCCAAAAGTTGCGGACATGGATGGCTTTAACAAAGACCTGTCTGTTCACAATAAGATCGAACTTGTTTACACAATTGAGCCCAACAAAGACCCAGCTGCAAAGAAGGGTGGACGCGTTGGTAAGGGTCGCCCTTATAAAGTTACTCATTGGAGCCCGTCCCTAAAAGACATAATTGATGAGAGCGGATCCAGTTACTTTACTTTCCTAGTGCCCCGCTGGTCTAAGCTAGCCGATGAAGTTTACGGACGTGGACCAGCATTCTCGTGCTTGTCGCAAATCCGTGCGCTCAACAAGATGGTCAAGGAAGCCTTGATCTCAGCAGAGTATCTAAACTTCCCAACGCTCACCGCGGAGGAGGACAGCATCATGCTTCCAATGAAGTACGGATCACGTCAGATTATGTTTCACGAATCTGGCTCTGAGAAACCTTCGCCAATCTTGGCAGGCAATCAGCCCCAGTACGTAATGGAGATGATTCGGATGTATCGTGACAGCATTAACCGCTCATTCTTCGTTGACCAAATCATTCGTCAGGAGAAGAAGGAACGTCAGAGTGTTACCGAGATTCAAGACGTGCGTGGTCAGATGCTGAACCAACTTGCGCCGTTACTTAACCGTATGGAGACCGAGTACCTGGCTCCAGCTATTGAAGCAACCTTTGAGTTGCTTGAACGTCAGGGTCAACTACCCGAGAGACCAGCGTCACTTGATGGTGAATCATTAGAGATTACATTTTCCAGCCCAGCGTCTCAAGCACAATATGCAACACGTCTATCAGATATTAGTTCATTTATGCGAGATATTGCTCCGATTGCTCAAGTCAAGCCTGAAATTATGGGCGCTATTAACGAGCAAACGCTTCTTGCAAGTTACGCTAAGTATCGTAACCTCGACCCAGCAGTGGTCAAGACAGCTGAAGAAGTCCAAGCACAGATGGAACAAGCTAACGCACAAAAACAACAAATGATGCAAGTACAAGCTGCTCCTCAAATCGGGGGTGCGATGAAGGACATTGCACAGGCTAAACAGATAGATCCCGAAGGTGTGGGTCAGCTGTTAAACATTTAACATGAGAGAACTAGACTCCGTATGGAGGTTGCGTGAGAAATCGCAACTTCGTAACGATCTTATCAACATACTAGAGACTCCTGCAGGCAGTAGGTTCTTTAAGGTATTTTTACGTGAGTGTCACGTCACTAAGCCAGTCTTTCACGGAGACGAGGCTAAACTTCGCGAGTGCGAAGGACGTAGACGTTTAGCTATGAGTTTCCTAACGCTGATTGGTCAAGACGACCCTCAGCAATTAATCAACAAACTAGAGTTAGAGAAAAAACAAAATGTCTGAAGAAGAAGCAACTGAAGTAACCGAAGCACCTGCAGTTGGTTTAGGTGGTGGTTTACAAGAACCATCTACTGAGCAACCCGCAGAGGATAACACGTATCAACAATTCTACGATTCTCTACCAGAGGACTTGAGGGGTAACGATACTATTAAGAACACTAAAGACCTTACATCTTTAGCAAATCAACTTGTCAACGCACAGAGTGCGTTAGGCACTAAACGACTCCAAGCACCGCAGGAAGACTGGGGCGATGAGGAGTGGAGTGGGTTTTTTGATCAACTTCGCCCAGAGGGTGACGAGTACTCAATCCCAGAACTAACTTCAGAGGAGGGTGAACTACCTGACCTCGGAGATGAGCAAACTCAAGAGCTTGTTGATTTTGCTGCAGAAATGGGGTTGTCGCAGAAACAGTTTGACATCCTGTACGACCGATACTCAAACTTGACTGAGCAAGGTCAGACTCAACAAGCCGAGG